TTGGATTGAAATTGTTTAATGTTACAGTCCCATTCAAATAATCAACAGTTCCAATATTATGATTTAAAATAGTTTTAACATTTTTATTATAATAAAATGTTTGAAGCGTTCCAAATTGACCTTGAAGAATAGGAACAGCAGAAGCCAATTTGCCTACCGTATCATTAATATCTCGTGTAATTTTAACAATAGCACTACTATAACCAGTTCCGGCATTTGTAACCGAAATAGAAGAAATTGAACCTGTTCCAGTTATCGTAGCTACAGCATTTGCGCCAACACCATCACCTAAAATTGTGATAGTAGGAATTGTTTGATATCCAAATCCAGGATTTATTATATTAACATAATCTACACCAACACTAAGAATAGGAACTTCTTCGATATAAACATTATTTACTCTAGAGAAATTATTAGCTGGGTCTAAAAATGATAAAGCAGGAAAACTAGAAATTCCAGACAATAAAGTCCCTCTATTTAATATTGTTCCAAAATATAATATGTATTGTTTTGGTGTAGTTAAATCAGGAAAGAATTTCTTTTGAATTTTTAAACTCAATTCGTTTGCTATTATAGAATTGTCTGCGTTTGATATTTGTGATACCAAAGAACTAGAATTAAATGTAGATTGAAATGTATTTAATGTATTACTTCCAAAATTTTGAATTATTGTAGTAATAGCAGTTTGGAGTTGAGATGATGATAATACTGTCTTATTATGGTTAAATGAAACATTAATCGAAATTTGAATATAAGTATAATCCGGATCTACCAATATAGGCTCAACAGTCATAACTGAAATTGGTTTAATAACATCAACAATCAAGTTTTGTTTTTGAATATCTGTTAATACATATCCACCAGAAGGCTTTATGCAAATAAATACTTGACCATATATAGGTGGAACATTTTCTTCTCCACCCCAAACATTAACAGCACCTATAGGGTAATTGTATTTATTTTGTTGTATTGCAGTAATATAATCATCTTTTGTAACTGCCCTACCTTGTGCTGCAAATGATTTTGGTGCTTGAAATTTTATAGAATCTATTGATTCTTTTGTTTGTCCACCAGATGCCGGAATTATTTTTGTTATTGACTTGGTAGAATAATTTCCTATATTATGCATTAAGGTAAATTGTTTAGCGCCATTTGAATTTGCGGAATTTGTAGTAAGATATTCAACAATCACAACATTTGATGAAGTTAAGCCTGAACCAAGAATTCCATCACCAAAATATATTTCATAAAATCCATCTAATGATTCTTGTATCCAATATACATTAGAATTTCCATCGAGAGTCATATAATCTGTGGCTAAATTATATGTTACAATATCAGTTGATGTTGATGATGGCAAAACAACAACCTTTAATGTTGTAGTGTCTATACTATTATCAGGCAATTTGAAAATGGATTTTGAATTACCTATAGGGTCCACTGAAAACGTATATGATACTGGCTGTCCTTGGTATATAGAAAGTGCATTAAATGTTACGGCATTTCCAGAAACAGTCTTGGATTGCCCATCTAATGTTACAAATGTGTAATTTGTTCCATTTACAGCTTCCGAATGGAATGTTGTATATTGTGGAATTTCAAATATTGTCGGAGGTATGATTTTTGGATCATTCCAATGAAATGTTATATCAAAACTTGCAATAGGACAACGAGAAGATTTTGGAGTATAATTTAATAGTTTAGCATGAGATATTACAGAACTACGTTTTAATGCAGTATCCAAAAACATTTCATTAGCAACCATATTCAAATAAAACGCATTATAAAATGTATTATATGCTAATAAATCTAATACACTAGAAATAACCGATCCATTAAAATTATAATCAGAAAATTGTGATTGATTTGAAAGATACGTTTGTAATGTTGATTTTATAGAATCAAAATCAAGATTTGTTATATTTATATTTGAATTGGCACTTGACATTAGATATCCCTTTATATTCCTTTATACTATTTATTAACGTAATCGAGATAGCAAAAAATTTGCCGAGAATGGTTGAACTAAATTGTTTATATAATATACAATAGATACAGAATATCCATCATTATTATAATCTGCAATAACAGTAACACTATCTAATGTAACTCTTGGTTCATAGTTTTTGATTGTATATGATATTTCAGAAGATAATGTTGTAGCTGTAAATGGTGACATTGGTTCAAATAATAATTTTGAAACATTACATCCATAATTTGGGGAAAATGGTTTCTCATAAGGACTAGTCAGTATCAAATTCTTTAATGCTCTACTAATATCAATATTTCCTGTTGTTAACATTAAATCGCCCGTAACTGGGTGTGGATTGAAATTTAGATCCAGATCAGAATATCCACTTTGATCTAATGTATTTAATGTGCTATTTGTAGTAGTAAGAATTGCCATTTAACCTCCATTTGATATATCAACACTATTTCCAACAATTGTAACATCTCCAGTAATAGTTTCTGTGACATTTCCCCCAACTGTCATTTTTATATTCCCACCAATTCCAATATTCCAATCTTTTCCTACAGTTTGATTTAATGTTCCATTAACTTTTAAATCACAATCTTTTTTTACATAAACTTTAGCAGAACCTTGAACTGTAATAGAACAATCACCCATTACATAGATATCATCATCACCCATTACAATAGTATATTTATTTCTAGTAATCTTATCTACTTTCGATCCATCTGGATGAACTTCAGAAAAAGTTCCTGATCTATGGTAAGTATGAATTCTTTCTGCTCCAGGAGTATCATCAAATTCTAAATAATGACCAGATTCTGTTGCTAATACATGATTATATGGATACATTGCATTATAAGGTGTCGTTGGTTCGGTCCATGTCCCCCCTTTTGCATCAGTAACTTTCACTACAGAATCTTTTTTAGATTTTACTATAGTTTTGTCTATGCTCTCATTTCTAGCTAATCTATCTGTTGTTGGTTCATTTAAAATGTCAGGATAATTTATTGCTGTTGTGTTATCATATAATGTAGCACCTTTACCATCGGTCCCAAATTTAATTGATTTAGGTTTTCTTGGAGCGGCTTTCAATTGAGCTGCAGTTCTTTGATCATTAAATCCCGTATTAATATTAGCAGGATCTTCTGGTATACCATGAAACATTCCAAATATTATTGGAAATTGGGCAGAATCGCCATCAAGAAAGAATCCAACAACCATATCACCTTCTTTCAATGATGCAGGAGTAGAAAATGATTGATTTATTGGAAATAATGGTTGGGCCCAAGGTAAAGATTCTGTTGCAATATTTGTAGTTGTTGCAGTATGCAATCCTTTAATTCTCACTTGACATCTACCAAGATTTAATGGATCTATTCTGTTTTCTACAACACCAATAAACCAAACAAAACCATCATGTCCAATAAAATTACTTCTTTTCGTATTATTAGTATAATCTTTCATCTTAATGAATTCCATCCCGGAGTCGAATTGTTGAATGAACCAAATGCTGTTGGAGAAGATTCTTTGCATACTTCAATACAAGTAACATAAGTTCCGGCTTGATTGAATAGATGTCGTACAGCAGTAACTAAATATTTACCAGAATAAAATTCATCATTCTTTTTTTGTTTTGATGCTGAATTGTATGATATTTGAGGAAGATTGAATTCAATAACTCTACCAATTGTCATATATACATCTCCTGGAATTAACATTTTTAATCTGTTAATACAAAATAATGCTATTTGTGCAGTTCTTAACGGAAGGGTTTGTTCAATAAGATTTTCATTTATAGTAATATTTTTACTTTGTATATATGAATTTTGGTTTTGTCCAGAGGTTGTCATAGAAAATTTAACAACACCAGTTGTTGATGACATTGTATCACCAAACCTATTTGTCGCACTATTTGGCATTGGGTTTGCATTTAATGATGCTGGATTATTGTTTGTGTATTGATTATAATTAAAATCAGTTTCATCAAATTTTAATCTCAATGGGTCCACTGTATGTAATTTGTTCGAGAACACGCCAGATCTAGCAGCATCAACAGAATCAAATGATTTTACGTGTTCATATTGTAGAACATTAACAATTTCAGCATTTAAATCTGTTACTGTAGAATTTTTGTCCGATTTCAATCCTTTTATACTATATTCATATGTTTTATATATTGGTTGTTGAAATAACGTAAGAATTGATTTAAATTTCCAACCATCTCTATCTTCATAAAAGAAATACGGAGCACCTGAATTGCCGGACCCACCAGCTAATGCAAATGTTGCTAACCAATTTATTGCTTGAATTGGTTTAAAATTCGGAATAACTATATCACGCATTCCGGTAGTTGGATCAACAACTAAGGATTTTTTGGGAATTTTTAATTGATTTACAGTCAAATCTATTACAATTTCTGCAATAGTAACTTTTGTGTACGATTTTGAAACTCGATATTGCTCATTCAAAAATAATTCTTCAGAACAAAATTTAATCATATAATTCTGATTGGTAGAATTCGTCTGTTTTCTATCGGATATTGTGTAAATTCTATAATTTCCGGTAATAGGAAGATTTAATCCAGGTTTATCTATAGAAATGGATAATACTTCAGAACCTTGCAATTGTAAAATATTAATATATCCCATAGAATCATTTATTAATAATATTCCACTAATACCATTAGCAAATATATCTTCAAAATAATTAAATTCTACAATAAGATCTTTGAAATCTATTTGTTGCCCAGAAGACCCTGTAATCAAACAAGATTTTACTGCAATGTCTTGGGATGTAACAATACCGTCACTCATAATTAATTATAATTCAGTTGCATTGAAGAAGTTAATTCATTTACAAATTGTTTTACATATTGTAATTGTAATAATTTTATAGTTCTTTTAGATTCATTAATGCTATGCTCATAATCAAAAATTGATATGGTTTTTTTAATATATTGAATATCGGAATTTGGAGAATTTATAAAATTAAATATTGTATTAGAATATTCTCCATTATATGCAGTCTCATCTATATAAATCGTATTTGTTGATACAACACCCGAAATTGGATCTGATGTAATAATATCAACACTATACCCAAGAGGGCCCGGATTAATAGTTGCTTGAGCATAAACAGAACCAGTCATATTCAATGGAGAACCTAGTGCATTATATTTATTATCCAGATATGCCATAAAATTTTGGTGTGATAATGGAAAGTCAAAAATTGGATCAATTATCTCATTCATAAACATAACGATCCAACCCTTTTCTGGATCTCCGTAATATTTTGATGCCACAATTTCTGGAGTATCACCTTCTTGTAAATCATATTCATAATATAATTGAACTTTATTTGCATAATTAGATCTTAATGCAACTCTAGCAAGAATATCTGTTGCAACTGTTCCATTATATAATAATTTTGGATACTTAGAAAAGAATTCGGCCATTTTAATATCCTAAAGTAATTTTTTCTTTTGTCAAAATTTCCATCTCTTTAAATTGCAAAGTGAGACGGGTTTGAACTGGCATACCATCATCATGAGTTACCCATCCTTGAGGAGCGTAATCTACATTTACGGTTTCACAAGCACATATTCCATATTTATTTACATTAAGATTTGGTTGACCATCTTTGTACATTTGAATTTCAAATACAGATGGAACAATATAATATCTACCTCCACCAGATTTACCTAAATCTATTTCAGGAGCAGCATGAAATTTAAATGCTTGTATTATAGCCTGAACTGTTGTTGCTTCTGCAGAAGATTTTGGTGTAAATAGAAAATCGAATTGAAAAGTCCTAAAATCTATATCTTTAAAAAACACTTCCATTTGAGGATTGATAGCACTACCACTAGCTTTTAATCCAGCAGCAGTAAGAATATCATTTCCTAAAGTTCCTGCAACTTGTTCAACGCCAAATGTTTTTAATGTATCACTAAAGCTCGCATTGTCATTTGCCATATCTACTAATGAAGTAATTCCAGAAACAGCTTGTCCAGCCCCTCCCATAGCTTCTGTCATACTTTCTGCTACATAATGCGAATGTTGTGCGGATGAAATTGTGTCTGGAGTGTATAATGATATAATAGAAACTATTTTAGTAGTTCCTGGCATAACAGTATACTGCCAAGAACTATTATTATTTCCTAGCATCAAAGGTGCATTATTTGCACCTCCACTACCAGAGGGAGGATTTACCATTGATCCACCATTTGTTCCATTGATCATCCCATCAATCACATTAGAAGCCATACCTGCGTAACGTTTAATAAGTTGTCCATTTAAAATACTATCAAAGTTGAGAGGTGGTAATGGTATTACTACTGGTTGTGCTGTATATGTGGATTTTTCAGGAACAGAAATAGTAAAGTTTATCCAATGCCCCCTTTTAGGTGATCCGAGATCTGAAGGATATGCTAATTGTGTTATTCCAGTCTTATTTGTGTATAACGATGCTAATGGAGAAGCCATTAAAATTATCCTATTATAAATATTAAAACACTATATCAATATTTATAATAATTTAATATGAGTAAATACCCAAAACCAAAAAGATGGATTCCTAAAAATAAAGATAAATATATAGGCGATTGGGAAAATATTGTTTCTAGGTCTTCTTGGGAATTGAAAATATTCAAGTGGATGGATGAGAATCCTAATGTAACTGAATGGCATTCAGAAGAATGTGTTATTCCATATATATCTCCTGTTGATGGAAAATACCACAGATATTTTCCGGATGTGTTTGCTCGAATAAAAGGATCTGATGGTAGAATAAAAGCGTATCTGATAGAGATAAAGCCTTATGCCCAGACACAAGAACCCAAAGTTAAAACTAGAATAACAAAACAATATATCAAAGAAGTATGTACTTATGGCGTAAATCAAGCCAAATGGAAGGCAGCAAAAATATACTGCCAAGATAGGAGTTGGACCTTTATGACATTAACCGAAAAGGATGTTAATTTCTAATGTTAAATGAAACTAATTTTAATATAAAGTTTACAATACGATCTACTATTGATGCTATAAAATGGTTTAAGAGTCAGGTCCAATATATTATGAATCCAACAAAGGATACATTAATAAAATCTGCAACTGTCGTAAAAGCTTTTACTAATAATAAAACCATATATGATGCATATAAAGCATTAAAAGGCGGTAAAGATAAGACACCAAAAGGACATGAAAAACGAGATGAATTAGACGAAGAAACTGTAGATTCTGATATTGATCCAGATACTGAATTGCCTATATCAGAAGAAAATAAAAGCAAATCTGAACTCGAAAAAGAAAAAGAAAAAGAATTATTAGATAATGATAATAACGTTAGTAAGTTTGAAGTTGGTAAAATGTATTTATTTCATTATGACCCTAAGACAAAGATAAAATTGCCATACTATGATACATTTCCTTTGATTATTATGGTCCAACTTGCTCCTGGAGGATTCTATGGAATAAATTTCCATTATCTTCCTGTAAAAATGAGAATGTTATTGTTAAGTAATTTATTAGCATTTGGTGTAATTAAAAATGGGGAATTAGAAAGGTTGAGGATTTCTTATGATATTCTTAATGGGGCAGGAAATCCATTAGAACCATTCAAACCTTGTTTTAAACGTTATCTATATGATCATATTAGAGGCACGATTAAAGGTATTCCAACATCAGATTGGGGTTATGCAGCGGCACTGCCGTTTGAAAATTTCAAAAAGAAATCTAAACAAGAAGTTTGGCAAGATTCGATGAATTCAATTAATTAAAGGATAAAAATGGCAGCAAATTATCAAGCAGCATTAACACAATTATTGAAATATGATGTTGGAAGAAGTGCATATTTTGATGTTTCAATACCATCTCCTACAAGTATATCAGCAAGTGATTGTGGAAGCATGTTTAATGTGCCGACACAAGCATTAACATATCTTTGTCATGCGGCAGAACTTCCTGGAGAATCTTTAGCAACAGTATCACAGAAGATATATGGAGTTGTCGAGAAGTTTCCTATTATGGCAACATATAATGATATAACATTATCATTTTATACTTATGGTATTGGAACAGAGCAGATACGAAATACGTTTATGACATGGATTGCTACAATTACTGGTAGAGGGGAAGTTATAGGGTTGGGAGGATTACAATCAACAACAACTCCAACATTAATACCAACTACATATAATGTTGCATACAAAGATTCTTTTATGTGTAATCCTATAATAACACAATATTCATCTGATGGAAACCCACTTCTAGAATGTGAATTAATTAACGCATTTCCTATTGCAATCAGTCAAATTCCACTATCTTGGTCCGCTCAAAATGAGGCAATATCATTTAATGTGACATTTGCATATACTGAATATCAATATAGATTGTTAAATACTACAAATATATCAACTTCCATACAACAATCTTTAAATTTACCAACTACAATTCAAGCTTAGGATAATATTATGTCACTACTACCAACAATAGATTCACCAACATACAATTTAATGCTTCCCGTTTCTAAACAAGAAGTTCAATTTCGCCCATATGTTGTCAAAGAACAGAAAATATTATTAATGGCTGTTGAATCTAAAGAACAAAGATCGATTATTGATGCAATTGCTCAAATTGTTGGTAATTGTGTATTAACTAAAATAGATACTAAAAAGTTGCCAGTAACTGATGTTGAATTTTTATTTTATAATATTAGAGCTAGATCTCAATCAGAAACCGTTGATTTGCAATATAAATGTCATAATGTATTTGAAGATGATATATGTGGTGGTAGAATGTTTCATAAATTAAATCTATTGACTGATTTAGAAATAACAGAAGCATTACCGAGTATCATAAAAATCACAGATACTGTTGGTGTTAAATTGAATCATCAAAGATTTGAAGTAAATAGTATCACTGGAGACAATTTAACGCCAGAACAAGAATTTGCTATTGTTGCTGATAATATAGATTATATCTACGATGAAAAATCTACATACAATTCAAAAGATGTTTCTATGCCAGAATTAGTATCTTGGTTAGAAAATCTAACAATGGACCAATATTTTAAGATTGGCGAATTTTATGCAAATGAACCAAGAATCCATAAAAATATAACATTAAATTGCAAAAAATGTGGAACTGAACACAAATTAGAGGTTGAGGATATTTTTGATTTTTTTATCTAATTCTTGGTAGTGAAGATCTTGCGACATATTATAAAACTAATTTTGGATTAATGCAACACCATAATTATAGTCTGCGAGAACTTGATGAAATGATTCCTTGGGAAAGGGAGATTTATGTGACTTTATTAGTACAATATTTGAAAGAACAATCGGATTTACAAAAACAACAACAAGCATCTAGAAGATAAAGGAATAG